TTTGTTTTTCCGAAAGCGATTCAAAACTGTCGAGTCCATTTCTCAAATGGCGATTACATAGACTGTCACGAAAATCACGAATGGGTAGTTTATGACCGTGGATTCCCTCTTAAACCTGAAAGAGTCATGGAAACCAAGGCTATCGAGAAACGAAAACTCGAAAGCGGTGGGGAAAAACACGTTAGAGGACATAGATACATTATTCAGATTCCCCACAGGGAGCCGATTAAAGGTGAGTTTAAGAAGTTACACGTTCCCCCTTATACGATGGGGGCATGGTTGGGTGACGGAACTAATACCAAGCCGTGTATAACGGGTTCTAAAGAGGATTTACAAATAGTAGAAGGGGTGATTAGCGACGGGTATTTAATAATGTCATCNCATACTCACAAAACAACAGGGTGTCATTCTACTNACTTTAAGAATCTAAGAGGGGATTTAAAAAAGTATGGGTTATGTAACCGAAGTAAAACGGTAGAAAAATATATACCGGAAGAATACTTGACGGCTTCATTGAACCAAAGGCTGGATTTACTTGCAGGGCTAATTGATACTGACGGAACGCTCGTTGGAAAGGGTAAATATAGATTTACCACGTCGGAACCTAGATTGCGAGATTCGTTTATAGACCTCATTAGCACTTTCGGATGGAGAGTCTGNGTGAGAGAACATGAGCCAAGCGTTTCATCTTCGGGTATAGTTGGGAGAAAACCATATTGGACGATTCAATTTACACCCTCTATTGAGATTCCATGTAGAATACCTCGAAAACAATATACACCTAATAGAAAGCCTAATAGAATAGCTATCACTAAAATTGAGCGGCTTAAACCGAAATGGGGTAACTGTATTGAGGTTGAAGGTGGTGTGTATCTTGCGGGTAAAACAATGATTCCCACTCACAATAGTACNCTCGGNATATTNTTCTTAACGTGGATAATGGGTAAATATCCTATGCAGCCGAACATTGCTTCTGCTCACTCATCCCTGCTAACAAGAAGTTTTTATGATGGCGTGTTATCGATTATTACTGATCCTGAATACTTGTGGGCAGATGTATTTCCAAACATAAAAATTGCTCAAACTAACTCAAAAGAGGAAACCATAGATTTAGATAAAAGAAAGCGATTTAAAACTCTTACTTGTCGTTCCATCGATGGATCATTAACCGGTGCTACTCGATGTGAAAGATATTTATACGCCGACGACTTGGTGAGTGGTATCGAAGAAGCGCTTTCCAAAGATCGTTTAGATAACCTCTGGAATAAATACACCAACGATTTAAAATCTCGTAAAAAATTGGGTTGTAAGGAGATACATATTGCTACCAGATGGAGCGTTCACGACGTCATCGGTAGACTTGAGCAGCAGTATAAGGATGATCCGAGGGCGAAGTTCCTTGCTTTTCCTGCTATAAACGACGAAGGTGAAAGTAATTTTGATTATAAATACAACGTAGGGTTTAATACGAAGTATTTTCTGGATATGCGAGATACACTAGATGATGTTTCGTGGAAATGCTTATTTATGAACGAACCTATAGAGCGTGAGGGGCTACTGTTTCCCGAAGATGAACTCAATTTTTATAACGGTGTGCTTCCCGAAGGTGGGCTGGTGAGAAAATATGCGGCCTGTGACGTTGCTTGGGGCGGCGGTGACAGTCTTTCAATGCCAATTGCTTACGAGTATGAAGATGGAAGCGTATACATCCCTGACGTTGTGTTCAATAAAGGCGACAAGACTGTTACCCGACCTATTGTAGTTGGGAAATTAGCAGACCATCTCCCCCATCAGACCGAGTTCGAAGCTAATAATGGTGGCGACGAATATTGTGATGCTGTGGATGAAGAATTGAAAAAGATAGGTGTGAGATTAAATTTAAGCCACAGGAAAGCTCCGTCTAATCAGAGTAAATTATCAAGAATCATTCAAGCCGCTCCTGATATTAAGAAGTTCTACTTTCTCGATAAAAAACACAGAAATAAAGAGTATGCGGCATTTATGAAAGAATTGACTTCGTTCCTACAGACTGGAAAGAATAAACACGATGACGCCCCTGATTCGCTGGCGATTCTTTCGAAATTGATTAACCATCGGTATGGAACAGTTGAGGTTATGAAGCGTCCATTTTAATAAAATCCCCTCGATATTTTCTCATACTCTACATATTGTACTTGAAAGTGTTGACAACCCCAACATATTGTGTTATATTTAAAATGAAAAGGTGTAAGTGGTAACGAATTAGGGGTTTACATTGCGACAGGCGATCACTTACGCACATAGATNTGATGAAACAGAGCATGATTGCTAGGGAGCTTAGACTCCGAATAGTGGTCGTGCTTTCTTTATTTTAAGGAGCTGTGATGATTGAGAATATTTTCCATAAGGTTAAGTCGTGAATTTGAAGAAATCATCTTAGTGCCAATAGCCGACAGTCACGATTCAGACGCCTTTGCTGATGAGGAATATGTTGACGACAGAATTAAGTTTATTAAAGATACTCCAAACGCTTTCGCTTTATTGAACGGTGATCTTATGAATATGGCCACCAAGAACTCCAAAAGTGATGTGTACGCTGATAAATACAATCCAGACGAACAATTGGATCGGTGTATAGAGCGATATTGGCCTATAAGAAACAAAATACTAGGTGTTAACGAAGGAAACCACGAACGACGAATATCGAGAGATACGGGTATACAAGTAACAAAGCGATTCGCAAGAGAGTTAGGAATTGAGGACAGGTACTCCCCCGGCGGCTTATATATCATTTTGAGAGTTGGGCAAACGAGTAGAAAAACTAAAGAAAGTAACGGTAGCGGTAAGATTAGGCAGATATGTTACACAATCTACATGACTCACGGCGCACGAAGCGGGAGAAAAGCCGGTAGTAAGGTAAACGCTCTCATGGAATTGTCGAATATTGTTAATGCTGATATTTACATTCATTCACATTCACATTTAGGAGCTATAATCCCCGGCGTGGTAAACGTGCCGGATTTGAGAAACGACAAGATATTAGTAAACGACACGTTGTATATAAACACCGCAGCAGCTCTCAATTACGGTGGGTACGGTGAAATAGGAGAATACCAACCGGTTAGTAAAAAGTCCCCCATCATCTACCTATGTGGGACAAGGAAAGCGATGGATGCGGATTTGGGGGAAAGAATGAAGTGGATTTGAGGTGATTTAAACGAATACACGGACGATGTTCGGCAGGAAGGTTATTTATTCTTCCGAAACTGAGATAAACAGAGATAATTTAATAAAGGTACTCGAAGAAGTTTATCCCATTCACCAACAGAATAGTCGGGATATTGATTATTTATACAATTATTATCGGGGAAACCAGCCTATTCTTAATCGTGAGAAAAAAGTTAGACCCGAGATCAATAATAGAGTGGTTGAGAATCACGCTCTTGAGATAGTGAATTTTAAGAAAGGCTATGTTTTCGGTGAGCCGATTCAGTACGTTAGGCGTGGTGACGGTGAAGATGTTTCTGAGAAAATTAATCAGTTGAACGAATATATGTTAGCTGCGGATAAGGCTACTAACGATAATGAGCTTGCGGAATGGTTTTACATAGGTGGCACGGGGTATCGAATGGTATTACCGGGTGAAAATAAAGAGATTCCATTCGAAATAGATACACTTGATCCTCGATATACATTTGTGGTTTATAACAACGGTTTTGGTAGAAAACCGTTAATGGGAGTTAAGTATATTCAAACAGAAGATAACGAGTTGTTATTTAGTATTTACACACGTTTTGAATATTTTGAAGTAAAGAGTAGCGAAAAAGGATGGGTAGTTGTAGAGCAAAGTCCTCATGCTTTGGGAGATATACCGATAATAGAATATCCTGCGAACATTTCCAGACTGGGTTCATTCGAAGTGGTTTTAGGGTTACTAAATGCTATAAATGATGTGACATCTAACAGGATGGACGGTATCGAACAGTTCGTACAAGCATTTATGAAGTTCGTTAATTGCGAAATTGACGAGGAAACGTTTTTAAAGTTTAAAGAGTTAGGCGCTATTAAAATCAAAGGTGAACCGGGGAATCCAGCCGATGTTGATATAGTATCGAGCGAACTCGACCAGTCTCAGACGCAGATAACAAAAGATGACCTCTATCAGATGGTATTAATAATCTGCGGTATGCCTGATAGAAACGGTGCTAATCGGACAACCGGTGATACCGGACAAGCTGTAATCTTGAGGGACGGATGGAGCGCTGCCGAGTCGAGGGCTAGAGATTCCGAATTGATATTTAAAAAGTCTGAAAAAAGGTTCTTACGAATGGTTTTGAGAATTACTAAAGATTTGGTAAACCTTGACTTGAATTTAAGTGATATTGACATCAAGTTTACGAGAAATAGAACTGATAACCTGCTTGTTAAGACTCAAGGCTTGCAAAATCAATTAGAGGCGGGTATACATCCTCAAATTGCCATAGGAAATGTCGGACTCTATAGCGATCCAGAACAAGTATATTTAGACTCTCTCCCCTATCTGGAAAAATGGAAGTACGCAGAGGCTACAGTTACTCCCGGTAACAATAAGCCGAATCCGGATGGTGATGCTATTGATTGAGGTAAGATGCGATGGTCATACTTTTGATAAACACGGTAATCGATGGTCATGTAATAGAATTCTAGGTAAATTCGAAGGTAAGGCAGAAGTTAAATGCAATAAGTGCGGAAAAATAAATAAAATATGCACAGAGCGCCAAAAGAGCGCCAGTTGGCCTTAACAGAGGTTGATTGGCGCTTTTATTTATTAGCGAGAGAACGCTTAATAACTCGAAACCGGAGAGAACCGGTATAACAAACACGAAATCTAACGTGCAGAGAAGCACTATAAAAACACAGGAGGTTATAAATTATGAATTTAAAGGAATTACTCGGAGATGCCTACAAAGAAGGAATGAGTTTTGAAGAAATTGAAGCGGCGCTGGCTGATAAAGAGCTTGTAGACCCCTCTACCCTTCCTAAATCAGTTTCTAAAGATGTATTCGATAAAACCGCTTCGGAATTATCGAAAGTGAAGAAGGAACTGAAAGCTCTGAAAGAAGCGTCAATGACGGATGCTGAAAAGCTACAAGCTGAATTAGACAAAGCAAAAGAGGCACAAGTAATTTATAACAAGGAGCTATCGAAACTCCGTGCTAAAGAGATTTTTGTTACAGCCGGATTAACGGAAACGGACTACGCTTCGATTTTAGATGTTGTGGTATCCGAGGACGAGGAAACAACTAAAACCCGTGCTAAAAGCATGGTTGATTTAATAACAGCTCAGAAAGCGGCGGCGGAAAAAGCTATAAAGGCTGAATTGCTTAAAGGTACACCGAAACCCAAGCCGGGAGAGGGTGGTTCCTCTGATGGAGATTTTGATAAAAAGATTGAAGAAGCTAGAGAAAACGGGGACATGGCTACCGTCGCTGCATTAATAAGGCAAAAAGCCATGAGTGAGAAGAAATAATTTTGTAAAGGAGAAATGATTTGTTATGGCAGATAATATTATCCAGAGCTTTGGAGTATTGAATTACTCTGGAATGCTTTTCAACAAAGGTAACACTAAGGTTCCATTCAGTACCCTTATTGCAAATAGGGCTAGGAACACCAATTCTGTAGAGTTTACTACCGGATTGGAATATCAGACTGGTGGAGGCGAGCAGCCTGAAATTTCAGAAACCGCTTCCTTAACTGCGCCGGATGCAACTTATATCACCCGTGAGCAGAAAACAAACGTAACTCAGATTTTCCAAGAGAGCGTTTATATCTCTTACGGTAAGGAATCCAATATGGGTACTCTTTCCGGCGTGAACATTGCAGGGCAAACCGCTAATCCCGCAGAT